GCGTACGGCTTGACGGTGCGGCGGAGGATCCGCCACGGCAGGGTGCGGCCGTCAGCCTTGGTTGTGGCGCTCATGTCGGGCATGTCACGCCGCCTCGTAGGTGAAGTCCCACGACAACCGCACGGGGCTGCCGTAGGCGAGGTAGTAGCCGGCGAATGTCGCGTCGATGTAGGCGACGGGGGTGATCTGGCCTACCTCCACGGCGAGGCAGTAGGTGGCGCCGTTGGCCTGCTCCAGCGAGTAGTGGCCGACCCGGCCGCCGCCGTCGATCTGGATGAACCCGATGCGGCGCGCCGCTGTGGCTGTCGACTTCGGGGTCACCGGCAGCGGGATGCGGTAGGTGCCGGTGCCGACCGCGGTGATCGTCACCTGGCCTTTGCCCGTGACGGTCTTGCCGATCTGCGTGTAGCGCGACTCGTCGGTGACGTTGGCGAATGTCGGCGTCGTGCCGGACGACGTCAGCGACGGCGTCCACGCCGTCCAGGTGCCCAGCGCCGCGACGCTGGCATCGGTGGCGGCGAGTTGCTCGTAACGGACAGCGTCACCGTTTGTTGTGGCGGCGGCCAGGCCTGTGACCTTGTTCGATCCCATCGCGATGTTGCCGGCCATCGTGCCGCCTGCCAGCAGGAGCGCCGCGGCGTCGATGTTCGCGAATGTGGTGCCGTTGGACACCTGTAGCTTCGATGTCGTCGAGTTGTACACGACACGGCCCGCGGGCTTCTGCCCGGCGGCCAGGCCGGAGATCTCCGCTGAGGTCAGCGACTCGATGCCGGGCGCCTCGTCGAGACGTTCGGCGAGTGCCTGCATGTCGGCGGGCACGTCGTTGGCGTCCGACCCCTCGGGGAACGGCAACGCCATGACGGTGGTGGTGTCAGCCATCAGTCAGAGTCCTCTCAGACAGCGGAGCCGGGCAGGGATGTCGGCCAGGAGCGGTCTGTGGTCCACGAGATCTCGCCAGTCAGCCCGGTAGCGACAGTCCTGTTGGCCAACAGGTCGGCGTCGTCGATGCGAACCACTTGTGCGGTGAAGGTGCCATACGCGGTCTGCACCGCCTGACTGATGACCGCGTCGGCCCAGAAGGGCACGGGCGCCGAGTAGAACGTGTTGCTGCTGGCAGACGTTCCTACGATGTCCGAGAGGCGAACTGCGACGCGGTTACCGACCCGCCGGATGTACAGAGTGCCACCGGTCCAACCGTTAGCAAGGTCTGAACTGACGTTGCGCCAGCAGGTGTCAGGGATTCCTCCGGTGAGGATCCAGGCAGACCCGGTCGAGGTGATCTCGATGTAACTGCTCGGCCCCAGTGGGAACGTGGCCACGCCCTCAACAGTCTCCGACGAGTTGCCGTCCAGTGTGACGACGCCGGTGCCACTGTTCTTGACCCTCAGCGTCTTTCCGGCGCAGGTGTTCGCCGCAGGAAGGTCAATGGTGAAGGTTCCGCTTGTGACATTCAGAACATCGTCTGCGGTGGTGGCGGTGTATGCGCTCGTCTTTGCCGCGTATGCCGGCTGCGCGAGTTTTGTTCGGGCGATCGCCGCGGACGCGTTGATGTCGGCGTCGACGATGGCGCCGTCAAGGATCCGAGCCGAGGTCACCCATCCGTTCGCCTCGATCGCCTCGAACCTCGCCTTGACGGTCGCCGACGCGCCTGCCGGGTCGGTGCCCAACTCCGTCTGCACGGCTTCGATGGCGTCGCCGAGGTCGTTGTGCATCTGCCGGTGGGTGCGCCCGCCGACAGCGTCGGAGGTCTTCTTGTCCGACGCGATCGTGTCGAACGAGTCGAGACTGCCCGGGTATGAACTGGCCACTGTGGCTCCTTAGAATCGCAACTCGGTGTAGGTGAGGGCTGACGCGGTCATGTTGCTGTAGGTGGTGTAGGCGGTATCCAGGTCGTCGTAGGTGACCGGCGTCGACGACGTCAATGTGAGGTTCGCCCCGGCCGGTTTCTCCCGCATCGCCGCCCGCAGCGTCGCCGCCGAGTCGACAACCTCGGAGGAGTCGACCTGGACTTCGATCGCCCACGGATCCCCGCCGACCGCGGTGGTGACCAGGCAGTAGCGGCTGCCGGACAGGGTCGCCTGTACCGCCGCTTGGATCCCGGCGGCGCTGCCGTGGGCCTGGGCACCTGCCCGGGATAGATACCAGCGGGCATTGGTGGTGTCCATGCCGTCGACTGGCACACCGATCAGCCATCCGAGCCACGGCAGCCAGCCGGCCGGTGAGGTCGCAGGGTTCACCGGCTCCGAGGTGCCGGAGGCGGACGTGTCGGGGTCGGCGTCGTCGATGAACTTCGCCACCGAATGCGCGGCATCGCCGATGCTGGCCATGAACCGCAGCAGCTCGCCGTTCGAGTCGGCGTCGCGGACATATTCGGGTAGCAGATCGAACAGTCGCTGGCCGGTGCGGGTGATGTTCGACGGGGCGCCGGTGTCGTATAGCGGGAAACCTTCGTACGACAGGTCGGAGTCGTACAGGCTGCTGGAGTCGAAGTACGTCGCCATGTGCCGCCTCTCAGGTGATGGTCAGCGTGACGGTGCCGATGACCGCGAACTCGTCGAAGTCGACGGTCGCGGTGGTCGATGGCAGCGTCAGCGAGGTGACCGAGTCGACGCCGGGCACCGATTCGATGACGGCCTGCACGTCGAGGGGTTCGACGTCGGCACCGAAGCCGGAGGTTTGCCACGACCACACCGACGCCAGCGCGTCCTCGATCGCGGCCTCGAGTTCGGTGTCGTCGTAGCCGGTGGCCTTCGTCACCGCAGCGGTGACCGCGACCGACACGGGGGTGGCGTCCTCGACGGTCATCGTCAGGATCGACGCGCACTGCGCCTGCATCGCCGCTTCGAGTTCAGCCTTCTCATCGGCGCTGATGGCAGCGCCTGCCCCGTACACATAGACGGTCAGGTAGCCGTCGTCGTCGCCGGGGGAGTTGCCGCCGTCGTGATCGAACTGGTCGACGGCCACGGCACGCTTCACGTACGGCTGCTCCAACGCGTACGCGGTGAAATGTTCCGGGACAACCAGCGACGATGTGACACGGGCGAACCGGGTCGCGGCTCTGGTCAGGAACGCCAGGTCGTCCTCGGGGTCGGCGCCGCCGTTGAGGTCGGTGTACAGCACACAGTTCGCCAGATGCGGCACAGCAACTACTGGGTCGCAGGCCGTGCCGGCGACGATCGCGTTCAGATATCCGCCGGTGTCCGTGGTCGCCACCGCCACATCCAACGTGGAGCCGGTGACGGTGACGGTTTCTGTGGCGACCAGCATCGAGTCGTAGTCTTCGAGGCGGAACAGGGTGCCCTCGTCGATCACCGTCGTCGGCGTGCCGGTCAGCGTCAGCCGCACGGTGCCGGTGGCGGGTGACCCTTCGTCGCGTTCTACGCCGTACAGGTTGATGACACCTTCGACCAGGGCGCCGAGGACACGGTTCGCGGCGTACACCAGATCGGACATCCCGACCGCCGTCGCCTCCATGATCACCGTTTCGAGTGCGCCGTTGCGCGGCTCCCACTGCGGCAGCCGCGACTCGGCCAACGCCAACATCGCGTCGAAGATCTGCTGCGGGTCGCGGTCATCGACGGACACGCCGAGGTAGGTGGAGTCCAGATCACGCAGCGCCACGTCAGGCTCCTTCTTCGTCGTCGGTGTCCGACCAGTCCACATCGATGTCGACGGCCACCGTGTTGTCGTTCGACTCGGCCACCTCGACGCGAGCCACGATCAGTGCAGGTTCCGCGTACCCGATCACGGCGCGGATCTCGTCAGCGTTGATACGGGTTCCGACCGGATCGACCAGACCCCACAAAGGTGCCAACGCCCGCTCGCCCGCCTCGCAGGACACGATGTGCCCGCATGCCTCAGCAGCGTGCCGAACCGACCCCTGCTCGAGGGTTACAGCGGCGCCGTTCGAGTCGATGCGAAACGGATGAGCCAGTGTGACGGTCATTTCCCAACCCATCCCGTGCTGTCGGTGCCGGATTCTTTGATGTACAACGCAGTGCCGGCGCCCCCGTCGATGCGGTGATATTGAGAACCGATACGGGCCGCGAAGCCTGGAGCGCCTGTGCCCCATTCGTTGACCAGCGCCACACCAGAGCCGCTCTGCAAAGACAGATTCTCCGCCGAAGTCAACTTCGTCGGGTCGTAACTGTGCACGTTGCCCTCGATGCGGGTGCCCGTCGTCCCGGTGCCTTCCCACACGCCACGCACCGCGATGTTGTCACCCCAGTCGGCCGTGACCGTCAACCGGTTGGATGCCACCAGAGTGTCGTCGCAGGAGTTCACCACGATCAGGCCGATGGTGTCCGACGCGCCCGCGTCCACCTCGAGACGCACATCGTTGCCCGACACACTCGCCCCGACCTGGTTGGTCACGGCGATGCCATACCCGGGGCCGGTGATGACCACCGTGTTACCTGTGATCGTCGCTCCGGTCACCGTCGCGCCGCTGTCCGCCTGCGCATGAATGACACCCAGATACTGCCGGCCCGGGGCGCGCACCACGTTGTTCGCGATGACGTTGCCGCGATAGTCGGTGGCGTCGCCGTCGCCGCAGCGGATACCGATCGACGGGTCGCTGCCGTCCGTGGCGACCACGGTGTTACCGATGATGACGTTGTCTCGGCACACCGTGCCAGTGACTTCGGTGACGTCGAGCATTACCGTGCCAGACAGCGTTTCGCCCTTGATCGTGTTGTTAGCGATCACGCAGCCGATCGGGTCGCGGACACTGATCCCGGTGACGTCAAGGCGTGCATCAGTGTCCAGCCCCGTCGTGATCGCGTTGCCGCTGATCGTGTGGTAACTGCCCGTCGCCGCTATCGCTACCCCGCACCGGTTGAACGAGTTACCGGTGATCGAGTAGCCCTCGCCCTGGGCGGCGTACACGCCGTGGTCGAAGCAGCTGTAGAACGTGTTGCCCGACACTGTCAGACCTCGGCCCGGAGCGCCGCTACCCCAGTTGCCGGAGAACACACCCTGGATACAGGAACTGATGATGTTCCCGGTGATGACCACGTTTCCGTTCGCGGTGCTCGACTTGGAGTCCTGGCAGATCCCAAAGATAACCGTCCACGCGATGTCGTAGTCGTCAGGGACGTTTCCAGTGATCCGGCACCCTGAGATCAGGATGTTGTCGCCCTCGCGGATGCCGATCCCGATACGGGGCACATTGATGAGGGTGACATCGCGAACCGTCACGTCGTCGTCTTCGATCAGCACCACGGCGTACGTCCACACATCGTTCGTGCCGTCCCACTGCTCCGGGGAGGTTATCGTGCCGCCGTCCAAGGTGGCGCCCTGCGCCAACGTCAGGCAAGTGGTCTCCGCATCCTGGGGGAGCAGCACCGCGCCCTGGTGCATCCGCAGCGTCGTGCCGACCGGGACGTCGACTGTGTCAGTCAACTTGTAGTCGCCGGCCGGGACCACCACCACCTGGCCGATCCCCGCGGCCATCGCCGCCTGAAAGGCGGCAGTGTCATCAGTCACCCCGTCACCCTTGGCGCCGAACGCCAGAACGCTGACCGTCCCCTTGCCGCCGGGGGACGCGCCCACGACGACCTGCTCGCCGTCGTCTGTCAACGCAAGGAGAGCGGTCGTTCCGACGGCCACAGTGGAAACAGCCCGGTATGGGCCGCGCACAACACCACGCGAACCGGGCATCGACACGTACACGCCGTTGTCGTCGACGGCCTCAACGAGGCCGAGTGTGATCGCCATTGTCAGTACCAGTTCTTCTGCTGGAAGTGCGCCCACGCCCGCTTCGGGCCGCCGTACCGGGCTTTGATGTAGTCCAGTCCCCAGCGGATCTGCGTCTCCGGGTTGGTGCGCCAGTCCTTGCCGGCAGCGGCCATCTTCGACCCGGGCAGCGACTGCGGGATGCCGTAGGCGCCGCTGCTCGGGTTCTCGGCCTTGTAGTTCCAGCCGGACTCACGCGTCCACAGTTGCTCGAGGGCGGCCCACTGGTCGTCAGAGCCCCAGCCGTACTTGCCCTTGGCCATCTCCTGACGGGCGAACCACTTCGCGTACTTGACGCTGGTCTTGTCCCGGGTCGGCGGGGTGTCGTTGCGGGTGGCGCTCGACGTCGACTTCGTGCCACGGTCCGGTGCCGGCGCTTGCGGCATGGCCACCTGCACCTCCACAGCGGAGATCCCGTCGGTGGTAGCCGTCACCGACTCCACCAGGTACACGCCGTCCCAGCGGCCCAGCCCGGACACCTCGAGGCAGTCCCACGGCTGCAGCATCATGCCGCGGTTCCACGGCAGCACCACCGAGCCGACCGCGACATTGTCGGGGTCGTCGGATGTCTGCGACACGTTGATGTCCAGGGCGTCGGTGCGGGGGGAGTCACCCCACGTCACCATCCACAGCGGCCGTTTCGGCCCGCCGGACCACGCCCAGTGACGCG